AACAAGCACAAGTTTTCCAAATTGGGTTTTTTATTCTGTAAACGGAGCCACTAGAATTGCTGATGGGAATAGATTAAACACATCTAAACCTAAATGGTATGGATATATTAAAAGAGATATGTTTTTTGCGGCTGAAGGAAATGTTTCTAGTAATATAGATAATTTTATAAGCTACTCTGTTCCATCTGGTTTATATGCAGAAGACAATGATTTAGCAAAGCCTAGTAGTGGTGATTTAATATCAAGCCTAGATAGTAGCAATGAATTTGCTACAGTTGATGGAAAAGGTTGGTCTCTTGCAGTTACGGAAAGCTCTGATCCGGGTTTATGGGAAAATAAAACATATGAATTTGCAAGCACATTTATTTACGATGGAAATCAAGAGTCTTTATTATACAAGTTTTCTAGCACAAAAGCACTTGACGGTCTTAAGAAACTTCAGGTAAATGTGTATGCTAACCAAACAATAGGTTCTGCTAGCACAAGATATGCTAATAGAATATCTGGGGGAAGAATATACACAAGAGAAGATGGTTCTAGTGACGATTGGTCTTTATTAGTAGATATAAGCATAAAAGATGGAGCAAGAACTTCTTTGTTAGGAGACTATAATCAATGGGTTCAAGATAGTAGTACTGTTGGAACTACTGGTTCTCATCATTTTAGAATAACAACTCCAACAAATACAACTCAAGCTAATAGGGCGACTACTTATTGGGTGATGGAATTAGAAGCTCCTAACTTAGATACCTATGCAAGTTTAAATGGCTTTTCTCAATCAACAAAACAAATTTCTTTTGGTCAATTAGGAGCAAGTTATTCAACAGCAGTAATAGCAAATAGAAGAGCCTTTGTAGGCAATGTAAAATATGATGAAGGTGGGTCTGGCTCAATAGACGGAGTAACAGAGTTTAGTAGTTTTGGTGACAGAATAATGTATAGTGAGATAGGTAGGTATGATACTTTTCCTAATCTAAACTTTATAGAAGCTTCTAAAGGTGATGCTGAAAACTATGTCAAGTTAGAATCTTTTGCTGATAGAATTTTAGCATTTAAACAAAGAACTATGCAGGTTATTAATGTATCTTCTCCTTCTCCAGCTAACTGGTTTATAGAGGATACTGTTTATTCTGCTGGCGTTAAGTACCCTTACTCTGTTTGTAAAGGGGAGTTTGGAATTGTTTGGGCAAACTCTAATGGTGTTTATTATTATAATGGAACAAATACAAGAAGAGTAAACGATGGTAAGATTGATGATACTACTTGGGCTACTTTTTCAAGTGGGAAACAAATTTCTACTGGATATATTGGAGAATCTAATCAAGTTATTATATTGCAAGATGTAGATGAGGCTAGGCATGCATATATATATGATATAAGAACTAGTGCTTTTACATACGCAGAAGACATAGCTCCAAATTCTTTTAACGATAGTGTAACTAATGGAGCTAGTTTTGTTCCTAAGCTTACTAATTTTATAAATGATAGCCTTGGAAGATTAATAACTTTATACGATGTCCAGTCTACTGATTTAGGTGGAGAAGGAGCTAATGGAGTTATTGGAACAAATTACAACATAGAACCTCATACTCATAAAACTTTTACAGTAGAAACTCCAGATTTTGATTTTGGTAAACCTTCATTAATTAAAAAGTTTTACAAGTTATTTATTCATTATCAACATACTGCTAGTACTGCAGTTGCCTCTTCTAGTATATACTATCAAGTAAATCAAAGTGGTTCTTGGAATCCATTAAGCACAGGTTCTTTTATTCAAGCTAATAATAGATATAGGATAGCTGTCTTTGCTCCTTCTGCTCCTGTATCGTGTCAAAGTATAGCCTTTAAAATAGATGTAAATGAAGGTGTTAATGGTTGGGATACAGAAACAAAGCTTTTTATAAACGATATGCAAATACAATATAGATTGTTAGGTATTAAAGATGCGGCGGCTGGGTAATGTCTAGAGATATTAGAAGGTTAAATAATTCTACTGAAGGCTCTCAGTCTTTTTCTGCAGGAGCACCTTCATCTTCTTTGCAAGAAGGAGGTACTTTTGTATCTATAGAAAATGGTAATCTAGCTGTTTATAGAAAACATAAAGGCATAGAGTTTAAAAACTACATGACTAGACAAGGTAATCAAGTTATAGACAGAAAGCTAACAACGAGTGAGTTAGAGTATACAAAAAAATTTATAGATTATCGTTATTTTAAACATAATATGACAGATGACATTGGTACTAGTGAAGTGTTTTTACCTTGGCAAGGAACAGGAGAGCAATCAGATATGAATAATGCCACTACTGCTTTTTTAGCGCCTTATAGAATGTCATTAGAAAAAATAATGTTTAGGTGTGAAACACTAAGTTCAACAACCGCTGATTTAAGATTTAAAATTTACAAACAAGACAATGACACGACAAACGATGCTTTGGCAAACGCTGATTATACAGATAACATAGCAAGTAGCACTACGTTTACATTAAAAAAAACAGACTTTAATGCGCTACCAGTTGTAGATGCTGGTATGAAATGTGGTATTAGCGTTACTGCTAGTGCTGACCCTTCTGGTGATACAGATTGGTGGATTACATCTGTTTGGCGTGTAGAGGTAACAATATAGAGGATAATATGAAGTATAATACAATGAAACAATACTTAGGTGGTGGCTATATGAGGCCTATGGGTTATCAAACTGGTGGTTACATACCCGGAATATCTAGACTAAGATATGGCATTGGTTTAAATACAAAAATAGATAAAGCTCAAGAAGATTTTAGGAAGCAAGCTGAAAAAGTAGAAAAAGAACAAGGCAAGAGAGCTTTATTTGGAAAAGTTGGTGGATTTCTTGGTAAAGCGGCGGCTGGATTATTAGCCCCTGCAACAGGTGGAGCAAGCCTAGCTCTTCTTCCTGTCTTAGCAAAAGGTGCTGGTTCAGCAATAGGCTCTGGTATAGGTGAAGCTATAGCTGGAAAAGTATACGATGCTGGTGATATTGCACAATCCTCAACAGGTTTGTTTGATAAAGATTTTACGGAATTAAAAGCAATAGAAGAAGAAGGTGAAAAATTAGGTAGCGGAAAAGGTATATTAAAGGGAGAAGGTTTAATAGGTAGGGCTTTAGGTAGAGGCGCTGGTACAGCCGCTAGTGCACTTGGTGGAGAAATAATGAGAGTTGGTAAGCTTAAAGCTGGTGCAAGACTTGCAGGTGGAGATAAATCTGTTATGGTTAGGGGAGCTGATGGAGCGTTAACTAAGGAGGCAATACCTAAAGCAGATGTAGAAGGTTTTAATAAAGCATTTGAGCAGTCTGGTGGATTAGATAGGCCCGGAGGAGGAGCAAGTGGAGTGAGACTTGGAATATCTGAAGCACCTTCAGCAGTAGAAAATTTTGAAGATTTTGGAGGGCCTTCCTTAAGAGATTTAAGCGATGTAATGCAGGAGTCATTTCTTGAATCTCCAGAAGGAGCATTTACAGATTTTAATTTACCAAGTGCGCCTCCTCCGTCTTTAGGAGGCTCCCTTGAGGGACTGTTAAACCAAGGCCGAATGCCGTTACCGGGTGAATCTGGATTTGCTCCCGGTTCTGGGGTAAACCTTCCAACGCAAGACCCTAACGAACTTTCTATTTTTGGTCAAGCCTTTGATCAAGCAAGAAGAAGTGGCTTAGATAGTTTTATGTTTGAAGGCAACCCATATACAACTCAACTTGCTAGTGGCGCTATGGGAGGCGGTATGATGCGTAACTATGCAGAAGGAGGTCAATTAAAACAAGCTCCAGAAGGCAATAAGGGTTTAATGAAGTTGCCTAAAGAAGTTAGAAACCGTATGGGCTATATGCAAGAAGGTGGAGAAGTAAGCAAGCTATCAAAGTTACTTTCAATGATTTCTCCTCAAAGAAGAAGACAAACAGCTTATGAAGAAATGTCTCCTGAGGACATGATGGGTGATGCTCTTACTGCTGATTCTATTGTTAACCAACCTATGCCAGAATTTAATTACGAAGGTGGAGTTAGCTCTAAAAGAGACATTCCTATTCCACCTCAAGTGCAAGATTTTATAGATGTTGGTTTGCCTGACTCAGAAGGAGGAATGATGTCTTTGCAAGAAATGCTCGCAGACCCTGAAAATCTTCCTCGTTATATGCAAGGATATGGACAAGGTGGAATGATGAACAATTATATGGGAGGTGGAATGATGGATAATTATATGTATGGTGGAATGGCTAAAAAGAAAAAAGAATACGCTGGAGGAGGATTACTCGGTATGATGCCTTTTAAAAGGAGAATTGTATAATGGCGCAATCAGATAATATAGGCCCAGTTATGCTTAAGAGCGGAGAATATGTTGTCCGTAAAGAAGCTGTAGATAAACTTGGAAAGGGTACATTAGATATGATAAATAACGCAGACAGATTAGGATATATGGGTGGTGGTTTAGTGCCTAAAGGTGCTCATGGTCATTCGTCTATAGATGAACTACTTGCATTAAACACATTAAGTACTCAAAGAAATACTGATATGACTAGAGACTCTGCTATGATGAATCAAGGCGGTCAAATCAAACCTATTATGGATATGCGAAATAGAAAAAATCAATACTCACTAGGTGTTGTAGATGAATTAGCTCGAAGTAGAAACTACTTTGATGACCTTAATAACCTCGTACAGTCTCTTAGTGAAGAAGGTAATTATCCATTTGGAATTAATCAAAGAATTATGTTGGATAAATTGCAAGACTCAGGAAAAGCTGACGTTGGAGACGCATTAAAAGCTTTAGATGTTATATCTAAAAGATATTATGAAGGTACTGCAGATGCTATGGCAGTTCCTAAGAATTATTATGATGGAGGTTCTGTGCAATATGGAACACAAACAACAGAGGCTCCAACCACAGAAGACATTTATAGCATGCTTGGAATAATGCCAGATGCTGAAAATCAACAGGCTTTTGAAGCCGCCTATTCTTATGACCCTTCAAGAGAAGCTACAACTTTTGATAAATATATGTCTAATGTTTCAGATGCTAGGCAATCTGGCACTCAAGCTTTAGGAGCCGCAGTAAAAAGCTCTCAAGAACTTGGTGGTAATTTTGCTGGTGCTGGCATAAGAACTTCTGCTGTAGATACAGCAAGAAGTATTGCTGACAAAGGA